TTTAAATTCGCCCATGTTATTTGTTTTACATTTACTAAAATCAAAGCTTTCTACTTTTTTATATCCAAACACTGGAGGTACAAGAAATTTATTTTCAATAAGATATTGCGTTGATATGTTGCCAACTTTTGTCTTAAAAAATGCGTTTTTGGCGACAATAGACGTGTCGCCACGGAAGGCCGTTCCAGTTAGCCCAAGTATGCGCATCAGTTTATATTGCTGCTTGTAATGCCTAAGGATTCTCATGAATGTTGATGTGTCAGAAAAGAAATTAATAGAATGAGCCTCGTCAACGATTATCATATTAAAAATAATGTCTTTGATAGGGTGTTCGTTTTTTAATGCGCTGATAACGGATTGAGGCGTGGCAAAAATTACATTCTTGTCATAACTTTTTTCTGATAAAGATGAACAAAAAATGGAAGGATTACCTTTGAAGTCTTTAAAAGCACTGGAATTATTTCTAACAAGTTCCGAGCTATTTACTAGACAAAGAACGCGCTTATTTAAATCGTCCATGGTTTTTGCTATAGAACTTAGCAGGTATGATTTTCCGCCGCCTACGGAGCATTCGAGGAGAACAGGATCATCGTTTAGTTTCATTGCTTCAAATGCCTCGTTAACAGCATTTAATTGATACGACCTCAATTCAACCATGAGATTCAATATAATCAGCGGCNTTTCTAAGCAATAAAGGGGAGTCATAAAGCTGTCCTATTGCTAAGTTGCATCGCCTACAAAGAAGATCTCTTATTGCGTTTGTATCATGATTATGATCAACAGACAGTTTTCTAGTTAAATCTGGCTTTTCGCATATAGCGCACAAACCATTTTGTTCTTTAAATTTTGCCTCGTACCATTCTGTAGTTATTCTTACTCCGCCATGAACTCTATGCGTCTTGGATGCCGATGCCGATTTTTTACTTCTTTTTATGCCGCAATCATGGCATCTAGGATATTTTTGTTTTAATTCTGCGTAATGAAAGGAAATAAAGTGCTTTGTTTCTTTGCAAGCTTGGCATCTTATATTTTCCCCATGCAAAGAAATATTATGCTCTCCATAACTATCAGCCCTTTTATTATGTTCACATTGAATGCATTGTACTTTGAAGTTATATTTGTTTCTGGACTTGTAGCGTTTAATAAAAAGATGCTTATATGGTAAATTACCGTGAACTGAGCACTTGAATAAAAAATAGCCGTCTTTATGTTCTTCTAAATATTTGTCCATTTGTGACTTAAAGTAACTTTCGCTTTGATGGATGTTTTCGCAGTCTTTGCATTTGTGATGAATGGTAAAATTTCCATTTCTATTTTTAATTTTTCTGTAAAACTCCAAAAGAATATCTTGATCGCAACTACTACATACCTTCGTTTTTCTTTTGTACTCTGTCATAACTCCTCCATCAAGGCATCAAAAAGGAGCAAAACCACTACGCTGATGAGGCGTTATTCGAACCGTCGTTCTAGGTTTTGCATAAACATTATATCACACCTTCAAACACTCTTCTTTCGCTTTCATATAGGCTGCGTGAGCTTCTTCTTCACCAGTCATAACTAATACCTTGTATTACACAAATCACGATAAGCAAACGATGGATCAGACCGCCATGTGGTCTTGTCTTCATACACGTAAATCCATTTACCCAAAGGCATACGCATAGCACAAGAATCTAAATAGCAGCCACAAGCAACTCGCAAATCATCCGCTTGTTTTTCTAGCTCATTACGCTCAAAAGAATTCAGATTGCCATTCTTTATACGCCGTCCAATACCATCTATTTTCCTGTAATACGTCAACCAAACATTTTGATCGTAAATCATCGGTATTTATCCTCTACAAACTGACTGTAAATTTCAGCATGTATCGCCGCCAATTGTATCTTTGCATTCTCGGCGTCTTCCATGAGCTTCGCTACATTTTTTCGTAAATTAAATTCTTCCTTAGACATAGCAAACTCACAAAACCGCATTTTAAAATGAAACCACAACGTACCCATGCAAGCCATGCATGCAATAAATCCGCCAACAAATCCCGCCATCATGCAGTCAATTTCAGTTACCATGGCATACACCCTTATATGAACAATTTTTACAAGAAATAAATAAAGGTGAGCGATTTATGCGTTCCGGTGGTTCATCAATCGTACCAATAGCTAAAGCACGCATTTTTAATTCACGATAATATTGATCGTCATACCGAACCCATTCATGATGAAATTCGCTAGTATCTTTGTTAATCGCAAGCAACACCCCGCGACGATAGCCCGACATGCCCATGTAACCTTGTATTTGCGAATAATAAGATCGCGACCATGCCATCAGTCCTTTATTTTTAAAGTTGTTAAAACCGCTATTCTTGGCTGTTTTAATCTCAACAACAATCGGATCCTCGTTCGGTAACAAAAGAACAGCATCCAAGTGACCTTGGAAAAAATGAACATCTGCATCGCAATGAAATAACCACTTATTATCCTTGGTAGGTCGAACAATGTTCAGTCCTGCCTTTTGAAGATAATCCAACGGTAACGTTTCAAGTCGTTTACCGATATCAAACGTAGTACGCAGTCTAGCTGGGATACCTGCTTTATCAGCACCATGGTAACCGTACCAAATAGAACGGTTACAATCATGACCGATACTGCTTGCGCCTATGTACTTGCGTGGCTCGTCGCCAGGCAACTCAGCTATTGTTTTTGTTATTATGCTAGTTAAATCCATTTACAATGTGCTCCCTAAAATGGCAAATCGCTATCTAAATCAGGTATTCCAGCATTACGTGTCAAAGCACTTTCAGTAGGACGAGCCTTAACTTCAGCCTTCACACCTGTTTCCGTAGGAATAGACCCTGATTTATGTACCTCACGTACAAAGTTACCGTCAATCGTGCCGGGTTCATTTTCTTTGGGGATGGAATACTCGCCAACCTTAACAGCAACAAGCTTGTTCATAGTAAATCCCAATTCCATGTCGCTCGGTGGATTGCTATGCGTTGGCTTAAAGTCACATATTTCAAGTACAAGCTTAAGCATATTAAGATTGCGTTGTATCTGCTCAGGCTTGCCAGAAAAACATTTAATCTTTAACGTAACTTCGCGGCTTTTGTAATCACCGGATGTAAGCTTAAAAACAACCTGATAAAACTTATCCGTTGTATTGGTATATTTGTTCTCTTTTTCAATTAACAAAAAGCTTTTGATAACAGCATCAGCTTGCGTGCCTTCCGGTATTACCGAAAAATCTGAAACAAAAGCGTCTTGTGGGTTCCCTGTAGGCATTTGCCCGGTTCCGCTAAGCCAGAAATTACTCATACAATATACTCCTAGTGTTTGTTAATTTTAGAATGCTCTTCATTCAAAAATGTTTGAATAGCATTGGGCGAAATCGCCCCCGTATGTAACTCTTGCATAAGCTTTTGCGTAAACGTGAACGCCGTCATTAACATGCCATCGTCGTCTGCATCGGCAAATTCTTCCATCGCGGTTAACACGTCACGCATTTGTCGTACGCTTCGTTTAACTTGCAGCTTCATTTCCTTTCTTGTTGACATCATTCACCCTCAAAATATTCAATCATTTTTTTACGTACGTATTGCAGGTCGGTGACATACTCCCACCACCAAGCAGCTACGCTGCTCTGGTGGGGGCTTCTTGCGACCTACGTAAAGAATGACTCTCTACGCCTTTCGCTGAGGCACTGGCACTGACCAGTATTGCCACAGAGGGACTCTTTACACAATCACCATGTCCTGGCGAATCAGCTAACCCAATAAGGCGAATATTCTTCGCCGCATTGATGTCTCTATCATGAACAGTCAAACACGATGGGCACTGCCACTCACGCACAGACAAGGGCATACTCTGATTATTATGCATCAACGTCGCACTCCTCATTATCATATTCATAAATTCTGTTGGATATAGAAAACAAATCATTGTCAACAAACGCTTCTTCATACATTCCCAAAGAAGATCGAGCCATGTGAATAGAATCGTTGTTTGTAAGAAATTTGTATTTTCCTTCTATAATCAAAGCATGAAATACACACGTAAATTTCCCTTCGATAACTACGTACTGATCCACCATTTTTCCGATTGTTTTGGGTTTGTACTTTCCATTAGCGTCTATTTCTGTGTGCATCATAACAAAACAAAACAAATCGTCGCGTAAATTTGTTATAGAGTCAAAAACTCGAAATGCATCTACCCCTATGTCGGTGAACTTCTTAAAACCTACCTCGGAAGCTCTTCGCATAAAGCTATTTGTTAATGTATAGCCAAAATCATCTATTACTAAATATTTAATCTCTTTGCGCTTTTCATTTACAAGTTTAATTATTCGCATAATTGCGGAATGATCGTCACTAGCATAATAATTGCCTTCCAATCCATCCGGGCTTAATTTCTTATATTTATTTTTAGATCCTCGAAAAGGCAAAGACTTACCAATAACATTGATAATCAGTGTCTCTTCATGAGGTAGCGTCCTAATACTAGTACTTTTGCCACTACCTGACTCGCCCAAAATAAGAACAGAGTGACTCATACAACCCCCTCAATATTCATCAAAGCTAAATCCGTTTCGTTTGGCCGATCAACCGTAGGATAACCCTTGGAGTCATCCACGATTTCAGCACATGCGCTTATTAATGCAAACATGAACACAATTATGGTTTTTTTCATTTAACTTCATCCTGTATGTGTTTCCAGCACTGTCGTCGTTTGATGGAAGAAACAGCTCCTCGACCAATATTAAACTTTTTAGCTATTTCATTTTCTGTTATTCCGTCTTTAGCCATTGAGCGAATATTAATAACATCCGTCGCCGATAATTTAGACTTATAATGTTTTTCGCCTTTAGCTGCGTTATGCCTGCCTTTTTTTATTTTATCATCACTATTATCCTGATGAGTTCCTATAAATAGATGTTCTGGATTGACGCATGAAGGATTGTCGCATTTATGGCAAACCAACAACCCTCCTGGTATATCTCCTTTAAAAGCGACGTAAGAATGTCTATGAGCTATGCCTATTTTCCCATTTATGCATATTTGCCCATAACCATTTTTTACTCTGTTACCAATAAATATCCAACAATCAGTATTTGTATCTATTGCAGAATTCATGATTATCCTTTCTTTAGGACTTAGTTCTTTTACGCTTTTAATTGTTGGATCTCCGTGCGTTTTTAATCGCATATAATGCTTAGGGCATAATTTACGAGCCTCGATTTTTGAAGAACATCCATCAATAGAGCACAATCCTCCTGATTTCAATGAGACGAGGGGGTCGCCATGCGTTTTCCATCGATAATAATGCTTTCCGCAATATCCTTTACAGTTGTACTTTTTTCCGCAACCATCAACCTTGCATGCTCTCATTAATTAAACCGCCGCCAAAATTCTGACGTTTAATTTTTTCGGTTTCTTGCTGATTATCTCAGACAACAACATGACATCGTCTTTCGAGCCATAAGCTTCACAATCGCGTATAATCTTTTTGTCTAATTCATAGGATTGTTTCATCTTCACAGGATTGAAACAAGGTGATAAGCGAGTAGATAGTACTTCGTATTCTTCTTTGTTTAATGTGTAATTGTAGCCGGAAGACACCGTCACCTTAAATTTACCCACCACATAAGTTTTACTGCCGTCATCCGAATGTTCTAGTAACGCATTCACACGCTTTTCCAACTCTTCTTTCACCCTCGCCAACTCGGCAATCTGGTAGCTAACGTTATTTAAAGTACTACACAAATCTTGTATTTCATCAAACTTATTCATCATCAACCATCCTATTCATTTGCGGCGGATATGCCGTGCTGTAATTATAACGCCGTCTTACTGGCAATGTCAAACTATTCTATGTATAATTAAATTTTGGAGGAACTTATGAAAATAGATGATGTACTGAATTATTACGGCACAGCGTGGGCTATGCAAAAGAAACATGGGTTATCGCATAGCAACATACCCGCATGGCGCAAGCGCGGATACATACCAATTGAAACGCAGTTACGGATAGAGAAGTTAACCGAAGGCGCATTAAAGGCTGATTTAAACGACTGTAAGGGGTGATATCTTGACAATGGAAGAAGAGTTGGAGCAACTCAGGGCATACAAGGCATATCACGAAGGAAGGGCTTTAAATCGCGCTTTTGATAGGCTTGACCAGTTAATAACGACGGTTAATTATGACCCCATGATTGGCATACGTGCATTTAAGGTTCTTGCTGAATGCCTTGTAACCCTTAAAGAGGAGATGAAGCTATGAGATTTATAGCGGCTTTACTTGTTTTTTCAGCATTGGCCTTGCGCTTTGCCCCTCAAATCATACTAACCGTTATTGCGGTGCATTTTTTAATTAAACTATGGTGACCGATGAAGAAAAAAGAGCAATTACTCCGGGATATTATCAAGTCCTATGAGCGACTCATAGATGAATACAGAAACGAAATACAAAGACTACTACAGCTGATTAATAAAGATGGCTGCCTACATGATTTCACCGGTATACCAGCGTCTATAAAATGTCATATTTGTGGATATTATAGATCATAATGTATACAATGAAAGGCTAAGCCAGTGTACCACCACTAGCTAGGCCTTGGGCGTTGCCCGAGAATATTTACACCCACTGGCATGGGCGAAAACATGCAAAGAAGTATATCAAAATCACAGAAAAACTCAACTTAATTGCTTAATTTATTTAGGAGGGAATCTTATTATGCGCAAGTTACTGATTTTAATGTCATTAAAACATGTAGGGACAGAACGAAAAAAATTGTCGTATCACAAATTTACGGTTCGATTAGCTGAGAGTATGATGGGGAATATCAAGCCGCAGGAATGATTTACGGCCTGATAAGGGATTTACAATAATAATAACTAAGGACATTGCATGCTAAATTTAACATATTTCTTACAAAACAAGCAACAACTAGGTGAGATTCAAGCGTTTTATGAGTACAAAAACATGGAAGGGAAACTGATTTTTTGTACTGCGCGAGTTGAAGATAGGATAACAGGTAAGAAGTCTGTGCGCCCATGGACTATTCAGGATGGGAAAATAGTAAATCGATTTTTTGAAGATTATCCCGATAAACCAATTTATAACCTTAATTTATTAAACGAACATCCAGAAAAACCTGTTTTGATGGTGGAAGGTGAAAAAACTGCGGATGCAGGAAAAGAATTTTTTCCCGAATTTATAACAATTACTTGGTATGGTGGATGTCAGCAGGCCAAAAATGTCAATTTATCTGTTTTAAAAAACAAAAAAGTATATCTTATTCCAGATAACGATCAACCTGGCTATGAAGCCATGGAGTTGCTGCGCGATAAATTGTTAAAATTGAAATGTAGTGTTCATTTTGTAGATATAAAAAAATTAAATGTTTGTGAAAAGTGGGATATTGCAGATTTGTATGATGATTATAGCGATATTGATTCCTTGCAAGTTCGAGATTTCGTTTTTTCGTGCAAACCGTTTATTGAAAAAGCTGTAACAACTCCTTTTGACCCATCGTCTTATCCCGTCCTGTCAGATACTAAAAGACCTTTTGCTTTAGATGTAAAAGAAAACCTAGAGCACCTATTAAATCATTTTAAAATTATAGTGTCATGGAACATGATGAAAAGAGAGAGGGAAATATTTGTACCCGGACAACGGTTCTACAATGAAGAAGAAGCCAATGAAAGTTTAACACTGGTAACTGATATTGCGGTAAAAAATCAATTTAATATCAGAAGGATTGACAAACATTTAGATGCTATTGCATTCAAAAATAGATTTCACCCAGTTCGTGACTGGATTTTAAGTGAACCAGTTAAAGATCGTATTGTTTTTGATAAGTTTCTAAAAGTGATAAAAACCACCAACGATAAATTATCGCAATTACTACTTAAGCGATGGCTTATTTCAGCAGTAGCTGCTGTATTTAACGAGTCTGATTTTAGAGCGCAAGGTGTATTGGTCCTACAAGGACAAGGAGGATGGCAAAAAACAACATTTATTGCTTCATTAGTTCCAAAAGAAATGGATGCTGTCTATACAGGGGCAACGCTTGACCCATCAAATAAAGATTCTGTGATTACCTTGTCGGAATATTGGATAGCGGAATTAGGCGAGTTAGGAAGCACGTTTAAAAAATCAGATATAAATAAGTTGAAAGCTCATGTAACACAAGCCAAAGACAACATCAGACGACCGTTTGCCGCCAAAAATAGCAAAATGTTACGCCGAACTATATTTGCAGCGTCCATTAATGAAGAAAATTTTCTAGTTGATGAGACCGGGAACAGACGCTGGTGGGTCATTAGCTTAACTGAATCTATTAATATGAACCATGGCCTTGATATGCAACAGGTCTGGCGTGCGGCTTATGATTTATGGGCAACAGGCGAAAGACCTTATTTAAATCAAGAAGAAATGCAATTGCTAAACGATTCAAATGAGGATTTTGAAGTTTCAGATCCATTTCTTGAGCGTGTCAATGAAAGATATGATTTCAATCAAGAACCCGATCGCTGGTTGTCTCCCACAATTGTTTTAGAACAAATTGGGTTTATGAATCCGTCAAGAAGCGACACCACAAGGATGGGGGTAATACTTTCAAAAATTGGTGTAAAGAAAAAAAAATCAAATAAGTGCAACCTCTATTTAATGCCAGTACTTCATCAAAAATATAGATGATAGTGGAACCTATTAAAAAAAAGTGGAACCTGTGTTTACTAGGTTCCACCGCCTAAAACCCTTGCTGTATATAGGCTAGTGGAACCTGTGGAACCTGTGGAACCTATTTTAAATAATATGAAGAATATATATGTATTTATTTATTTATATTATAGCGAAATAGGTTCCACCGTTCCACAGGTTCCACTAGCCCAGTCTGGGACTGGGTTTTAGCCGTTTTTAGTAGGTTCCACTAGGTTCCACTTTTGATGTTTTTTGGAAATGGTTCCACCTTTTTTGACTGGAAGTACCACTAATTTGATGAAAAACCGTTGTGCTGGTAACATAATTACAATTTCTATACAGGTGATCGAAATGACAACAGCAAAAATAAAAATAACCGGAACGGTCAAATGGTTTAATGGGGATAAGGGATTTGGCTTCATAGTAGCCGGAGGTGTCGATTACTTCATTCATTACAGAGCCATCAAAAAAAACCTTATTGATGACGGCGGCAAACAATTACTAGACGGTCAAACTGTTGTGTTCACGCCAACCGTGACCGCCAAAGGTAATCAAGCTGAAGATGTAGAAGTGATTGAGGTTGATGGCAATGTATAGCGTTTAAATCGCATTAGAGCCATCAAATTTCAACGATAATAGTTTTTTGGTGCGAATGTATAGGCGTCGAGAATAGACGCCTTAAAGCGACTCTCTGTTCTGTTCTTTGATTAGTCGATATATTTCTTCGCGGTGAACTGCTAAATGCTCGGGGGCTTTAATGCCGATGCGCACTTGACGGCCAACATGGCGTGATTCTAAGATTATTATTTCTATTTCTTCGCCTATCATTATCCGCTGCCCAGGATTCCTGGTTAATATCAACACTGTTTGTTTCCTTATTTTACTTAAACATCATAAAAGTACGACCTTCATCGGCATCAATCGCTTTCTGAAGTGAGTCAAAGCAATATTCCTCCGGATGCAGTACGTCATTCATTACTAAATAATCCACTCCACCGATGACGCATTTTGATTCGATTGTATGCTCTTCTATTTTTTCTTCTGTTATTGCCCAGGCTTTGTCGCCTATTTTAAATTGCTTCATTTGTAAAACTCTCCGCATTTTTTGCATCGATAAAATTTACTTGGGTCATTATCCCAGTGTGAAATACCATCGCTTTCATGCTGGCAATAGTTTTCGATTAGGTATTGGAGTTTTATTCTTGCTTGAAAAGTTATATCAGATTGTTGAGAACGGTCTATTATCCAATCTAAGCCACTCATTAATTCCTCAAGCTCTTGTTTCGTGAAGTCATTCATCTCTCATCCCTTTTCGCAACAAAGCCGCCATCAATACATGATTAGGCCGCAAATCACCCTCGTGCAAATGATGAGAAAACATATAGAAAAACGCATCAGCTATTTGTATGGCCATGTCGTCACCGCTGTTTAGATACTCTTCCATCTTAGTTATGATGGCTCTTGCGTCTTTAACGTTTTTTATGTTTTCTCGTCGTTTTGACATTTAGTTCCTTGGGTCAAATTCCATGTATTCTAGGTCTAGTTTTACACAGCTCTTGCTCTCAAGTCGGTCAAGCCTTCCGCTAATCTCATCCAAAGCTTTACTAACAGCACGATTTTCATCATGCTGTTTGGCCTGATTTTTCCATAGGCAATGTAGCTTTCCATGGTCGGTATTTAAGTCATTCATCACTTAACCTCACAATTCATCATCTCATCACATGTTATAGTTCTAAATTTTGTGTAATTCTTTTTGTCAGCGCAAACAGTTGAAAAAGTACCTTCAACATAATCTGGGTAAATAGCACTGTAATGCCTAGCCCAGGCGTCTTTAGCCCCTTGAATGCATATATTCATTGATACATATTCATACTTTTTCCGGCTTTGATAATCCGGGTTTTCCGGCACAATAAAAGACCATGTTAAAACCCATATAGCACTTGATAAAATCATTTAAATATTCTCCATGTTATTAATATCGCAATCACCACGGCGACAACCGCGCCACACAAAATCATACCCTCATCATTCATTTGCTGTTCTTTCAGGGTGTGAATGCAAGGCTCAAATTCCTTAAGCTTACATAGGTTCATATTTTGCCCTTCGATAAACGTTTACTGTATGCATTAAATCAGTCAGCCCGCATTCCAAATCTTCCAGATCATGGAATGACATTTTGACGACTTCTAATGTGTCACCGTAATTCAGTACAATTGATACATGGTCTTTTGTCAATCGACCGATGTTTACGGTGAATGGTTTTGATAGGTCTTGGATGATCATAATGTCACCGTCATTTCTAATATCCCTGCCTCTAAATTGCTTTCAATTTTGTCGAGCATCCAATCGGTTTGTTGCACTAACAAATCCATGATAGCATCCATCGCTGTGTCGCCCATACCTACAGGCGCGTCATTATGCCAGTTGCCTTCGTCGTCCGTAGACGCGCTGTAGTTTTCGTCGGCGGCCGTCCATTCATTGCCGTATGGGTTCTGTTGGCTGGCTTCGTATTTTGTCCCGTTTAATGTAAATTTCATGCGAACCACCTTTCTAAATCACAAGCTAATTGATAAATGTCGTCAGCTACTTCTTCCATGCTTAAATGCTGGTAAGCTTCGCCTACGGTTACGTAGTCCGTATCTTCACCAGCTAATGCGGATAATATGTCGTCGTATTGTAGAGATTTATCAAAATCAGATAGGAAATACATTACCGAGAATTCTTGATATTTGTTCATCACAAATCACCTTTTATGTTGTTCATGCGTCAGTGCATGTAAAGAATTGTACGCCAACTTAATGGCAGTGTCAACTTTGATGTTGGTTTATTCGCAAACATTTGTTATATTGTAGATGTAGACTACCTTCATGGAATCTACCCACAGAGTTATCCCCTGTTTTTGGGAGTAAATAAATGTTTGAATTTGAACGCTATGTTCATGACGTGTCAAATAGTATATTATTGAACGCTTACTTAAGTCGTGTATTATTACGCATTGAATCATTAAAGGTTAAATATGACATACGATAGATGTCCTTGTTGTTTGGGGAAGAAAAAACTTATGGGGTTGGGGACGATTATGAAAGATTGTGCTGAGTGCCATGGTGTTGGGTATGTTAAACCTGTTGTGGTTGAAGAGATTAAAGTTAAGCGTGTTCGTTCTAAACCTATTGAAGTTGTTGCAAAAGTTGAGGAGTGATTATGGAACGCGGAAGGCCTACCAAATACACGCCCGAATTAGCCGAAGAGATATGTGACGCTCTAGGCACTCACACCCTCGGTTTGAATGCTCTTTGCGATAAGTATCCTCACTTTCCATGCCCCGATACTGTTCGCTCTTGGCGTCATCGTCACGAAGATTTTTCAGTGAAGTATTTACAAGCAATGCAATCTAGAGCCATGTTGTATGAAGAAGAAACATTTGAAATTGCGGCTGAGAAAATAACATATTGTGATGATAAAGGCATTGAGCGTTTTGATGCGGCAGCCGTAGCTTGGCAGAAAATGAATGTTAATCTACGTCAGTGGCATGTTAGTAAACTAGCTCCGAAGGTATTCGGCGACAAACAACAAACAGATACAACAGTCACATTAAAGCATGAAGAATCAATCAAAGATTTGGCGTAAATGACTGACGTTTCATCAGAAAAAGCCATACGCCAACGCCTAAAAGACGACTTCGTTCACTACGCATCAAAATGCCTGCGTATTCGTACTAAATCAGGATCTATTGAAACATTCGCATTAAATAAAGCCCAGCTTTATATCCATGAGCAGCTCGAAAAACAGAAGGGTGAAACGGGCAAAGTTCGCGCACTAATCCTAAAAGGCAGACAACAAGGCGTGTCAACGCTTATTGGTGGGCGGTTTTATCACAAGGTTAGTCATCATTTCGGAATGCAAGCCTTTATTCTTACTCACGCATTAGATGCCACACAAAACTTATACAAAATGGCCCAGCGTTATTATGAAAACACGCCTGCTCCAGTTAAGCCCCAGGTTACAACTTCCAACTCTAAAGAACTAATCTTTGGCGTTCTCGATAGCGGGTACAAGCTGGGAACAGCCGAGAACAAGGCCGTCGGCCGATCTTCTACCATTCAATTACTTCATGCTAGCGAAGTTGCATTCTGGAATAACGCAGCTGAACATGCAAAAGGTATTATGCAGGCAGTCCCGTCAGCTCCAGGCACTGAAATAATTATGGAGTCCACAGCCAACGGTGTCGGTAACTTTTTCCATCAACAATGGCAGCAGGCGGAAGCCGGGCAATCCGATTACATCGCTATCTTTGTGCCTTGGTTCTGGCAAACAGAATATACACGCGAGGTTGAAGATGATTTCTCGGTGACCGCTGAAGAGCAAGATTTAATAAATCAATACGGGTTAACCTTAGGGCAAATCGCTTGGCGTCGGCTGAAGATTACAGAGTTTTCAGTTAACGGCATGGATGGCAAGAAAGCTTTTCTACAAGAATATCCATGTACCAGTGTGGATGCCTTCCAAACGACCGGAGAAGATACTTATATTTCATCTGATATTGTCATGCGTGCTCGTAAAGCAGAGGCTGAGAAGTATGGCAAGCTTGTCATCGGTGTTGACCCAGCACGCTTTGGTGATGACCGAACAGCCATCATACGTCGACAAGGACGAGTTGCCTTTGGTCTTGAGACTTATATAAAGAAAGATACGATGGAAGTGGTCGGCATAGTTAACACTATTATTCAGAATGAAAACCCTTTTAAAGTATTCGTTGATGTGGGCGGCTTGGGTGCTGGTGTTGTCGATAGACTGAAAGAACTGGGTCATCGTGATATTATTGTCGCTGTCAACGCAGGCTCAACAGCTCTAGACTCTCGCAAGTATTACAACAAACGTGCTGAAATGTGGGGCTTATATAAGCAATGGCTGCTTGATGAACCCTGTCAGATACCAGACAATAATGAATTGCATGCTGATAGCTGTGGTATTCGTTATAAGATAGATTCTAACTCTCGATTAGTCATGGAGCAGAAAGCCGACATGAAGAAGCGCGGCATTCGTTCGAGTGATACGAGTGATGCTTTATGTTTTGAGGCGGGAACGTTAATACATACGCCAACAGGAAAAAAGCCAATTGAACAATTAAGTATTGGTGATGAGGTCTTAACCCCGCTTGGTAAAACTAGAATATGCAAAACTTGGGTAAGCGAAACATCTTTATTAACTACCGTAAAATTCTCTAATGGATCGCAACTTAGAGGCAAAGGTGAGCATAAAATATTTACATGGAATAATGGAGTTTGTCGTATGGATGCATTAGAATTAACTTTTGATGTTGAGGTTTATTCTAAAATAGGAAAATTAAAGTGGTTATTATTGAAACCATTGCTTACAAAGGCGAAAAATTCAGAGTTCAGACCTCTGGTAGATATTATCAATCAAACGACTGGCATGCACATGAGCGACTTTTACATCGTCGCGTGTGGTCAGAAGTTAATGGGGATATACCAGAAAATCATCACATTCATCATGTCGATGGAAATTGGCGGAACAATCATATTTCGAACCTTGAGTGCATTTCAGCATCCGATCATCATCGCGAACACATGCTTAAACGATTCGAAAATCCAGAATACAGAGAGCGGAATAAAAAGAATCTTGAAAAAGCTATCGCCAAGGCGGCTGAGTGGCATTCATCACCAGATGGAATTGAATGGCATAAGCGACACGCAAAACAAACATGGGTGGATAGACAGCCGCATAAACTTAACTGTTCCGTTTGCAGCAATGAATTCCAATCATTTTTTAAGCACACGAGATTCTGTTCTAAATCATGCAGACAAAAAGGATGTTACGCTAAACAAAAAACAATTCCTAAGATATGCGCTTGGTGCAATCAAGAGTTTTTGGCTAACAAGTATCGTCAAGTCTCGTGCTGCTCCAAGTTGTGTTCAAACCGAAAACGTGCCCATGATGAAAGTTTACAATCTAACTCTGGAAAAACATAATGCGTATTATGCAAATGATATTCTTGTATACAATTGCCTGACCTTTGCTTATCCAAATAGTGCGTTACAAGATACTAGAAGTTCTGATATTCTAGCGGCTACAATCATGCAGGGTAATAAAAACCAGATGAAAGCTAGGAGCTTATATTATGGCGGTCAACAAAACAGCTAGTGATCAACTAGAGCGTATCAAGAAAAACGTTTCTACATCTTACATGTACTTCAAAGACAATGTAACACGTTATCACGAGTTTCGTAAATACGTATTTAAAGAATCAATCAATCAGCAGCAACGCGCCATGCTTCAGCAATTACAACGACCCATCATTGAATTCAATATATTAGAGGCTTACGTGTCTCGATTGCTGGGTGAATTTAGCAAGCACGAACCCAGCATCGAAGTGTCTCCGGCTGAAGGCGTTCCAGTTGACGAAAAGGTATTGGAGCTTGTTGAAGGTCACATCCGTCATATTATGTATGAGTCTAATAAGAACTCATTCTCTTATGAGATTTATAAAGACTTATTGTCTGGTGGCTTTTCGGTTGCTAAGGTTTGGACTGATTACGCAAGCCCTATGAGCTTCAATCAGCAAATTTATTTGGGCCGTGTATTTGACCCTACAATCTGTGGCTTTGACCCTATGGCACGCGCTAGTCACAAGGGAGATGGTTCATACAGCTTTGAGCTTTATCCAATGCTTGAAGAAGATTTTCAAAAAGAATATCCAGATGTCACTATATCAGGATTAGGCTTTGCGCGTGACCTTGAGGGCTTCAATTGGTCGTACAAAGACGTGCAGAACCAAAAGATTGTCATACTAGCTGACTACTACGAGAAAAAGAAAAAGAAAGTTAAGATTTGGAAGCTGGCTAACGGTCGCGTGATTACAGACAAGCGTTATGAACAGCTTGCCGCATATTGGCTTGAGCAACAATTCATTGAGCAAATGCCAGCTAAAGTAGGTGAGCCACGTTGGACAGAATTAGAAACTGTTTGTCGTTATAAGCTTGTTGAGTCCACTATCCTCGAGTACGAAGAAACGGATTACACTTACTTGCCTCACGTGTTTATTGATGGCAACTCTATTCTATTGACGCAAGGTACAAGCAATTGCACTTATCAGATGACACGCCCTTATGTTTACCATGCTAAAGGTGCGCAAGACTTAAAGAACTTCGCGGGAATGTGTACAGCAAACTACATGGAAAACATGATTCAGCACAAATTTATTGTGATGAAAGAGGCTATTCCGCAAGAAAAAGATTATCTAGAAGCTTTGAACGATGTGCAACGTGCCAATACGATTGTGGTTAATGCATATTCCGAAAACAATCCTGATAAGCCGATTCCTACTCCGATTCGTGAAGTAGTCAATACTCCGTTGCCGCCTGAGGTTACCGCGGCGTTCCAGATGTCAGACCCCACCACACAAACTATATTAGGTAGTTACGCAAGTAACTTAGGTCAGAATGATAATGACTTGTCTGGTAAAGCTGTTATTGAGTCTTCTAGCGTTGGCAATGCCGCGGCGATGCCTTATGTGGTGGGTTATTTGCAAGGCTTGACGCAGATTGGCAATATCATTGTTGACTTGATGCCCAAGTATATTGTTGGCGCTCGACGAATACCAGTTGTTGATATGCATGGCGAGAAGATTTATCGCGACGTGAACAAAGAAGGTCAGCCTTATTTGGATTACGAAGAGCGGGCTATTCATTGCCAGATTGAAGCGGGTGTTAATTTCCAAGTGCAAAAGAATGCTGCATTACAAAGTATTGTTCAGTTAATGCAAGCATCAGAGCAGTTTGCAGCCTTTATGAATAGCGAGCAGGGACTGAAAATATTGGTTGATAACTTGACTATTTATTCTGCGGATCAACTTAAAGAAGCAGTTCCAGAGTGGATACAACAGCAACAACAAGCACAACAACAACAAGCACAAATGGCTCAGCAACAAATGCAAAATGATCCTCGCATGATTAAGGCTCAGGCTGATCAAGCTAAAGTTCAAGCCGACATACAAGTTCAGCAAATGAAATCTGAAATTGAACAAATGAGGCTTCAAATGGAGGCTCAACAGCAAGAAGTACAAAATCAAATTGATATGGCCAAGCTATCAATTGACAAGGAATTGGCCACAAGCAAGATACTGGAAGCTGAGGCTAAAGTTACTCAAAGTCAAATCGATTCAAGTGTACGATTGATGGAGCAAGATACATCTCATTTCAACCATGAAATAGATGCCGCTGCTAAATTCGCAGAAATACAGGCAAGAAAGCATGAGCAAGAAATAAACGAGCATCATGCAAAACTTGCCACTCATAAGCTTCATCATGAAATAAGTCAGGCATCAAAAGAAAAAACAGAGTAAAATACAAAGAGCTAAGGCATAGACCGGCCAGTCGAGAAGTGTCCCGTAGCACCATCTATTCCATAAAAAACGGGCAATCATGGAAACATGTTGAATTACCAGAGGATAGACAAAATGCCAAAATATAAAATTAGCATTAGAGACTTAGAAACTCGTGGAGCAGTAGCAAAACTAGAAAGAGATGGGCACAATCGTCATACTATCCATGATGCTTTGTACAAGCTTACAAAGGGAGCTACTACCGAGCAACGGCAAGAGCTTGTATCTAAGTTATTTGACCGCGAGAAACCATGTTGAGGAGAATGTAATGGCTGAGAAGTGGATACAAAAAGCAAATATTAAAAAAGGTGCGCTTCACAAAGAATTAGGCGTTCCTGCTGATAAAAAAATACCAGCAAAGAAATTAGCTGTGGCTGCTAAAAAACCCGGCGTGGAAGGAAAAAGAGCCAGATTAGCTCAAACTTTAAAAGGATTAAAAAAATGAAAAAGCATAGTGATGCAGCAATGGATAAAAAATTAATAAAGAAAGAAGTTAAAAAGTCAGAAATAAAAGATAAAAAACAAGATGCGAAAATGATTAAGAAGGCGGTCAAATCATGCCGTTAGTCAAGGGTAAAAGTAAGGCTGCTGTATCGGCCAACATTAAAAAAGAAATGGCCTCAGGAAAAAGTCAGAAACAGAGTGTGGCTATTGCTTTGTCGGTGGCTGGGAAGTCAAAAAAGAAAAAGAAATAATTGTTTCACGTGAAACATGTTCGCCATAGCTCAATCGGTAGAGTCCTTGATGTTTTCTTGGCGATGCAAGTTCAACTCTTGCTGGTGAACGCTTGACGTAGTAAACAATTAAGTTAATAATTAGTCTATAAAACGTCGCCAAACGACAACCTGGCCGAATCTTTGCACGTAATGCATTGTTATCTACGGTGACACCGATTAATAAGTCGATATGAGGGTTAAGATGGCTGAAGATTTAGAGACGCTAGAACAGGGTGTTATACCTGAACCGGAAGCTCAAGGTGGACCCGTAAATGACATGTTGTCAAAAGACGTAGTGTCAAAGATTGTAGAACGGGAACGTCTAAAGGCTTTTGAAAAAGGCAAACAAGAGGCACTCATGCAATTACAACAAGAGCAACAACCATTAACTCAAGAGCAAGCCCCTATGCAGCAAGCGCAGGCACCGCAACAGTTGGGTGGGATGCAACAAATGTCCGCGGCTGATATTGAGCGAATGATTGCAGAGAAAGCACCTCAGATGCTGCAAGACCATGTTAATAACCTAAAGACAGAACACGCGGTTAATAGCTTTGTTAATAAAATGCAAGCGGCTGAGACAAAATACCCTGGGCTAGAAGCAAAACTGAACGACTTGGATTACAACTCTATGGCTCCGTTGGTGCAAATGGCCAATGACATGGAGAATACTGCGGATATTATGCATGAGTTGTTAGAGAACCCTATGAAAATGGGTAATTTATTGACTTTGATGTATGCGCAGCCAAGATTGGCTAACAAGGCTATGCAAGATTTGAGTTCATCAATCAAGCAGAACCAAGAAGCTATTGCTCAGGATGCTAAAGCTCGAGATCCAATGGCTCAACTTAAACCTTCAATGAACGCAGGAATGGATAACGGTTCAATGTCGGTGAATGATTTTCGGAAAATGTTCCGAACCTAACACATAACCTGGCGTTGTAGCGTTATCTCCGAACTTACTTTATTGGAGAGTTACAATCATGACAACGCCTGTTAACGTCTTACAGACTGTACAAACTTATCAAAAAGCTGAATTAGCTTGGTTGCTAAATAGCTTTGTTGGTATTTCCATGTCAAACAAAAAGTTTAAAAACTTTAATGACCTGACTGCAAACCTAGGTGACACAGTAACCTTTGACACAACACCACGTTATATTTCTTACGCTGGTCTTCAAATTACCGAACAACCATCTGTTCAACGCGTACAATCGTTAGTTTGCTCTCAAGCATTGAACGTTTCAGCCGCTTACACTGACCAACAATTCATATTTAACGTTCGTGATTACATGGACAGATTTGGTATGAGTGCAATGAAAGAATTAGGCTCTAAAATTGAAGCCGACATTCTAAAGAATTTCATTTCTGGTGTTCGTGTTAACGACCCACAAAATGCCAACTTCCAATCATTGCAAGTAAACAGCGGTCCATTTCGTTTTTACGGTGACGGTGTTACACCAATCAACAGCTACACGCAATTAGCGCAATCAGTTGCTAACTTCGTTGACTTCGGTGCAGCTACTCACAAAATGATGGGTATTTTGCCTGTTGCTACCATTCCAGCAATCATTGGTACTGGTTTGAACCAATTCGCAATAAGCCGAAACAATGAAATTGCTAATTCTTGGGAATTAGGAAAGTTCAGCAACACTGACTGGTATGAGTCTAACCTATTGCCAACCCATGTTTCTGGAACAATTGGTAATACTGCAGCTCCTAACAACTTGATGACTGTTGTATCAACTAACGATCCAACTGGTGTTAACGTCACTACAATCACATTCACAGAGCCCACGTCTGGTACTGATGCAGATGCAATCAAAGCCGGTGACTTGTTCCAGTTTGTTGATGGCATTAGCGGCAAACCAAACATGCGTTTCTTGACTTTCATTGGTCACGAAGTAAGTGCGCAACCTGTTCAATTCCGTGCGACTGCTGATGCGGCTACTGTTGCAGGCTCTGTAACTGTAACTATTCAGACAATCAATGGTGTCGGTTTAGTTTGGGCACAAAACCAAAACCAAAACTTGAACAACGCAATTGCTGCTGGCATGAAAGTCATTCCATTACCTTCTCATAAAGCAGGTATCTTGATGTCTGGCGACCAGTTCTATATGGCAATGCCACGACTACCAGATGAAAGTCCTTTCACTACTGTAAATATGACTGATACTGATTCAGGCGCGTCCATACGCCACTACTTCGGTTCTCAGTTCGGTATGAATAATCGGGCTTATGTCCGCGATGCAATTTGGGGAAGCACAATGGTCGCTGAAAACTGTATGAGACTTATTGTACCCCTTTAATTAACTGACTCATAGCCTTTTTAGGCTTGATAATGTAAACTCCCTTTTGCGTACGCAACGATAAAGGGGAAATATGTCAAGCCTAATATGTAAGTGCGGTAAGGAGAAGGCATCAACACAGAAGAAAATATGTGATGATTGCCGGATAGCTAACAAGAAAGAAAAGAATAAGTTAGATGCCAGAAAACATCGGGTTACACATGGTTCGGTCTGTAAAAGAGGAATTCTGTGTAGTCGATGCAAAGGTGTCAAAGAGCATCAGGAAAGAGGTTATTGTCTTGCGTGTGAACGAGAAAGGTATAAAGAGAAATCAAAGCCTGATTGTGCTACATGTGGGAAGATAAAAGAAAATCCTAGAGATGCTTACTGTAAAGCCTGTAAGAATATTAAGTCTCAAGTTAAAAGCCTAATGGAAGGCAAGAGACTTAAAAATGATGAAGGCCGAAAACTTACTTGCTCTAATTGTGGCAGAGAAAAAGAAGAGGCTTATTTAAATGAAAGTTATTGCAGAAATTGCAAAGTTTTCAAAAGAAAGCTTCATCGACCTTACCGAACTAACGAGCAAAGATTTAAAGAAGCTGTGAGACACATTACAGCAAGAGCTATTAAACAAGGGCGGTTAACAAGATTGCCCTGTGAAGTGTGTGGTACAAATGAAGATGTACAAGCTCATCATGATGACTACAACAAGCCATTAGATATAAGATGGTTATGTCGGAAACATCACAGAGAGCATCACAAACTTAATGATTAGGAGAAACATATTATGTCAGTAAACGCTGGTCAAACATCAAAAGCATTTCCTTACCAATCTTTCATCCCATTTTATTTCAATGGTTTAGGCTTGAGTAACGATGCTACCACTCCAAACACAAAACTAGATGTAGCTCCTGGTTCTTGCTTGGATTCTACGGGTACCTTCCAATTAACATTGTCATCTGCCGTTGTTATAAACGCTGCTGCTAATGGTTTAAATGGTTTGGATACAGGTTCATTGGCTGCAAGTACGGTTTATAAAGTTTACTTGGTTGCCGATCCTGTTTACCAACAAGCTTCTGGTGCCATGATTTCTACATCAGCCACGCCATTGCTGCCTTTTGGATATAGCGCGTATGCATTGATTGGTTACGTAACAACAGACGCAAGTTCACATTTCCTTGCTGGCTACTGGTCAGACAATGATAGTCCACGTCGTACATTTGTTTATGACGCGCCAATCATTGCTTTATCTGCCGGCACTCAGACAGGCTATACAGGTGTTGCCTTGACTGCATTTGTACCACCGGTTTCGAATAGCCAAGTTGGTATTTACATGTTTTTTGCAGCAAATGCTGCTGGTAACGCTGCTAATTTACAAGGTTACAATTCAACTGGCGATGCTGTTACATTGATTGCGCCTGTAGCAACTGGCGTAGCTAACACAACTGCAAATGTCAGCGTATTAGCTCAATTGAACTCTGCCGCTCCTTCTATTAAATACAAGGTTGCTGCTGGTGCTTTAAGTTTGTACGTTACTGGTTACACGTTTGACTTGTAATATCATTCTTGGCTCCTTCGGGAGCCTTGAACCATTTGTGAACCGATAAGGATTTATTATGGCTTATACTGCACTCGAGTTAATTACACGTTCATACTACCTCTCACAGATTGTGGCTCGTGGATTGCAAACGGTGTCAGGTGAGCAAGTGACCGATGGGCTATTTATTTTAAACAGATTGTTAGATTATAAGTCAACAGATATACGTTTAATCCCTTATTACAAAGAGCATCTATTTAACACGGTACAGGGTACTGAGATGTACTTTATACAGGATTTAGTAACTGTCGATTCACTGACGTTTAATCTTGATTCAGTTCGTTATCCATTGATTGAAAAGACACGCGACCAGTACTTTTCCGGCCCAAGAATTGATAACGTCCAAAGCTTGCCGAATCAATATCGTATTGAGCGTTGCTTCGAAGGCTCTAACGTTTACTTGTATTTCGTTCCTAACCAAGTGTATCAAATGAAGCTTTGGGGTAAATTCTCACTTCCTGAAGTGACATTGACTACTGACTTATCTTTGATATTCGATCAATACTTTATAGAGTACCTTCGCTATTCATTAGGCGCTGCATTATGCGAAGAATGGGGTAATACATTCCCTGACCAATCTAAGATGAAACTTGACGCTATGCAAAAGAAAATGATGGATGTATCGCCTCCTGACTTGTCTATTGCTAAAGCTAGTTACTTTGGACGTGGTCAAGTTTTGGATTATCAGCAAATAAACATCGGTTTGGGTTGGACTCCGTACATGTAGTTGCGCTAGGCTGGCTTGCCTTTCATAAATTTTTACCTGACAACCAGCCTTTCATAAAAGTAAATTCAGTATTAATAGCAGATATTCGTTGAATCATCGCATCAATAGCTTGATCATGTTTTTCTAATTGTTTTTCATGTTGATTAAGTATTTTCTCTTGATGGTCAAATGCCGCTTTGTATCGACCCAATACAAACAGGAACCCACCTATTGCAAACACCAATTGTATTATGTAAGGAATAAAATCTTTAAATTCCATGTTATTTACTCACTATCCGCCAAATAACTAGCATAACATATAAAATGCTGATCATGCATTATTATGTTATATAATTATTCGTGCGGAACAAATTAAAAAACTTAAATACATTAAAAACGCATAAAACTAAATAATTAACTTTAAATATAATCATTTAGTTTTATTTGAATTCATTAATAAAATAAGTGTGATCACATCCTTTATTCTTTGTTTTCAAGCAATAATGGTAGTGGCGAAGGTGGGAATATTTGCGACAATAAGCATATCCTGTCCTTAGCTATTTGGTAGCATTCCTTGTAGGGTATATTCTTTGACATGGAATCTTTCAATGATATTGCAACAGCTTCATCAGCCATTTCAATCAAATGCAATTGTCTTATGTTCATTACGTCACGAGCATTAGGAAACTTTTGCTCAATGAGAAACAGACCGGTTAACTCCATTCGACTAAAGTTCATGTAATACTTTTCTGCTGATTTACTACCTTGTGCTTTTGCGTAGGCTATGAATTCTTGGATTACGTCCGTGCATTCGCGTCGCATTACTTTGGTATCTTGTCGTTTCTCGATCCACTCGGTGTTTTGTTTTTGAATTATGGTGTGTTGTGCTATGCGCCGATATTTTATAAATGCTTTTACAAGATTTACCTTAAACTTTATGACCTCAGCGGTGTTTTTCATTAACGAAACAAGTATCAAAGCTTGTTCTTCCGTTAGTAAATAATTGATAATGGCGCGTCCTTTGGTGGAAAGTTTCTCTGTTTCAAACAGAGCAAGTTCAGGAATTTCGCCATACTTTTTTAACAAGGCTACAACGTTGTCATGTTTTAAATTTAAATTCTCACTAATAATAATGCTTGTTGTGAAAATATCTTTTCCATTAACGATCACTAATTCACCCATTCCACACTCCTTGATTCATGACGAAAAGAATTAACTTATCATTATAAAACAAGGAAAACAATATGATTCTAACAAATACTAGAATAACCTATTGCATTAATTAAATCAAGATGATAACATTCTCGCACTAAGTTTAATTGCGGAGCATGTTGTGAGTTTTGTGGAGCTATGTTTGGCTGTGATTGCCTGGAAAATGTTATTCCCAGGCGATCTATTTGAAGATAATTACGAAGGAGAAGCAGAAGTTGTAGAGAAAATACAAAAGAGAAGGGAATTTTGGGGTCTTTAATCTATTTTAAATCATAGATTTTTTTAGCTACAAACGCTTCCGGTATTCCGTAGCTGGCTTTTTTAATCAATTCCTCTACTAGTGGTCTGTATTTCATATGAACTCTATATTTGTTTCTTCCTTTAGCGATTAGATCGGCGATATCTTTGTGACCTGTTTCGTGAAGGTGTTGTTTCATACCTTCTAGTACTTGATCCTTTAGTCGACCAACCCTTTGTGCGCTGAATCGTTCGGCTCCAGATGTTGACTTAGATAGTGCTGTCGCTTTCTTCCCTAAGTCAGATTGCAATGTGAATTGAGCGTTATAATCCCCTTTCTTAGCTTGCTCAAGTAGATGCTTATAATAAGGGTCGTCTTTAAATATCTTTTTCGACTCTGTTATCAATTTATTTGATATAGGTATTTTTGATATTTCTCTTTCGGATATCAGATTTTTTGCCTCATTTAATGGTCGCGCAGCCAATTTCTTTGTAAGAGGTATTTCTCGGGCAGCAGTAAATAACTTATTAGCAAAAGGAATCGAAGCAATACCAGAAGGAACGCCCCGTAAAAGCGCATCACCAGGCTCTTCACCTTCCGCACCCAAAGCTTCAGTATAGTTATAATCTCTAGGTAAAACGCTTTCTNGCAGCCTTAAACTAGGCGTTTCCTTGGATAACAAGTCTTTCCTAACCAAGTAATCACGAGTAGCTCCCGGAGCACTTAAAATATTATGACCTAGTTCACCAAAGCCAGCTCCAAGATTCTGGGCGGCACGTTTTGGTTGAGAGTACACTTGCTGTGCTGCGCCATAAGCTTCACTAGGTAAGGCCATTAATCCAGCAGGCAAACCATAGATAGATTGCAATGCCTTTCCTAATGCATCAGTAGCTACACCTGAGAAGCCTTTCGATTCTTCTGGTTCGTATGATGGTTCTTCATATTTAGCCCAATCAAAAGGCTCTTCCTTTTCTTCGTATTTAGCCCAATCGAATTTAGCCATTTAAAGAACCTCCTGAACGTAGAGCCGCGTCAACCTGATTATTCGGTATCATATGTGGTTTACCGTTATAATAAACCTTTGTAGTACCAGACGAAGAGCCACCTTCAAACTCCCTAATATTCTTCAATGCACCACGATATGTACCCGTCTCTTGCTTAAGTAGTTGAGTAAACGATTTAAATAAGCGTTCAGCAATTTGTGGGTTGTTCTTCCAAGTAGCTGGATTCGAAAGTTGCTCAGTTTTAGCAAGCATTGCTGGCTGGATACTATCGCCATAGAACTGTCTAACTTGTTTTGCTAATACCTGAGCTTTGTTAGCCGATTCCAAATAACGACGATAATTCTCTGATTCAGTACCTGGAGCAGTTGCAGCTTTAATTTCTTCTTGCTTTAATCGGGCAGCACCATTTAATCCGCCAAATTGGGTCAAATCCTTCGAATTGATAGACTCAATAGTCTTATCAATGTTAGACGCAAACAATGTTTTCTTACGTGTGTCTGTATCGGTGGATGTCTTTTGCTTCATCAACTGATATTGACCTAAAAGCTCATCTTGTCTATCTGGCGATATCTGATGCTGTCTATTGGTATTCGGCTCAAAACCTGCTGCAACATCTGCTTCTTCTTGACTTAGCTTGCCCAAGTTTGAAGAGCTACGTTTAAGCATGGTATTAGCCAGTCCTTGCCGATAATCATTCAATCCACGTGTAGATTGTTGTTCAAGTTCATATTGTTGTCTGGCTGTTTGATACGCGTCACTATCCTGACCTAAACTATTCTTAAGCATTTCGAGGGAATAAACATCATGAGCAACTCCAGACAAACGATTTAATGGATTCATGCCCATTTTCATTTGCTCAGACAAGGCATTCTTGTAATTTAAATCAGCTTGCGCAAATTCATCTGCTCGCTCTGCACGAGGGGCTTCAAATTTATTTTTTAAATGCATTTCAAGCAACTTAGCAGCCAAACTCTGAGGCTTATTAAAAGCCTCCGCCACATCAGGAAAGCTAGTCCCTGTAAACCGAAATGGTACACCTGGAATATTAGCAGCCATTATTGCCGTCCTCCACCAAACAAGGAGCCTAAGCCACCAAAGATATTTGCCCAGTTGTTTTTGTTTTGTGTATTCTTCCAATCAGCACCAGCCGCACCATATTGACCTTGAGTACCAAGTAATTGTGCCATCATGTCAGCATAACCGGTATTGGCGTTGTAGCCCATTTGGTTCAATCCTTGATTACCCTGCAAGCCTTGGCCATACAATCCCATTTGATTCTGCATGTAATTATTGTAATCTTGGGATGCCAAGCCTTGTGCAGTCTCCATATTGGATTGTTCATGTTGAGGCATGCCCAAGTTACCACCCATGGCAGCCGCGTTGTTACTACCTTGCAACGCTTGTTGTAATGCAAATTGATAACCTGGTGATTGCTTATAGTTTTCACCCAGCTGATTTTGCTTGGTTCCGTTCAACAAGTCGCCGTATTCATTCTGTAGATTGCTCAACGCACCTTTACCAGCATCCATGTAAGGTTGATAGTATGGTTTTGTTTGTCCCGGTATTTGATTTAGATAACCCATAGCAGCATCAGAAGGGTTTTTCCCTGCCTTGCCAAATAAGCCAGCTATACCGCCGCCAAGTGACGCTAACCCACCGCCGTAATTCTTAAAAAACTCTTGCATATCAAACGCCATTTTGTTCTCCCTCAGGTTAGCGTAACCGTCTTGAATATTGGTTTCGGTGGAATGAGTCCATCACTGACCGCTATCATAATACTATTTGCTGTAGAATTGTATAAAATGGTTCCGAAAGCACAGGTATAAATGGTTTCGCCGGAACCTTGCTCAACGTAGTTATTATTTTGAATGGCCAATATATCGGCAGCTGTTTGCGTAGGAACAACACATCCTTCAGGACCAAATAATGTTTGAAGATTGGTAATCAATACCTGACGAAAATTTAACTCGTCATCGGATGTATTGCCATTCTCGTCAATCATCTTGCCGGTGGGTAAGTTGGGTATTCTTATTGGATTATCAGCCATTATTGGTATATCTCCGCCACAGCTGGGAACACCACAAATCTCGATATCCCATAGAACCGAATTTGGAAGGTGGCGTCATTAGCCTGCCCAAGACGCTGAAATATCATACGACTTTTACGCTTACCGACCGGATTCATGTCTTGTGAAATACTACTGCCGAACGTTTCTCCGCCATCTCTTGATATAGATAAATCCACCCGTTGACTAGCCGTGGTTAAGGTCGTTAACGGAAAGTTATTGACTTGCGTATCCAGTAAATCACCGTCTTGCGTGGTCAGGTCGTCGCCGTCTTGCGTAGCCAAGGAAATACCATCCGTTCCTGTCTGTCTGGATGTTGTTGTAAACGTATTCGGCAAGCCGTTTTCGATAGTAAACCCAAAATTACGAATAATAAAATATCGCTGGGAGGGTAGACGTAAAGGAGGTGTGATTCGAATCTGTGGTATTTCAATGGATGTTCCATCAGCAAAGGTTGCACCTGACAATGTGGTGCTCAGCTCATATACATTACCACCATTTAAACTTACAAAATAGTAGTTGTTATTGAAGAATACGACCTGTCTTGCTGGATGATAATTTAAATAGGGGTCGGAGATATTAAAGAACAACCCTGATTTAAAATCGTATGCGTAGGTCAAGTTATCAGTAATAAACGTAAACTGATAAATCAAATGGCCATCTTGTTGAAACAAGAATCCAGTGCAATTCTTTGGATCGGTTAGTGTTGCCATTTTGAAGTCGATACCATCGGTTGAAATGGATTTAAGATCATTCCCTGATGAAACCATGATAACTGGACCTGATTGCTCGTTTACGGCGAGCCATACGATAAACTGGTTTAATGCTGAGATAGTAGATGCATTCAAGCAACCGTAATCAATATTATTCGAGCTTGACCGTTGATATGGGAATTTAACCGCGCCTACATCTTGCCATGGTTCGGCGACTGTTCCGCCCATGACTAATATGTTGTTCCCACCACCGGGAACGGGAATAGCGGCTTTTATGAAATCGGGCTTGGATTGTATAGCACCTGCGTAGCCGCGATTTGAACCGGTATAACCCCATTCCGTTGCATCATTGATACCGGACAACGCCCAGATGTTCGTTCCTTCGATAGCGATAAGTATGCGTCCATTTTGGAATGCAACATAGCCGGGATTGCCGGTTGTTTCATAAGGGAATTGCACCGCGGTCAACTGTGTGAACGTGCTGAGTGCGTAGTCATACACGTATACATGGGCTTTATCGGTGATGACAATCTGTGATGCGTTGTTTTCACTGATGTATACATCACCTATCGTTGTCGTTATGGTGTCGATTGTTTCGGGTACAAGTGATGGTTGTATTTTATAAACCACGTCGCCTATGACCGCTATCATGAAGTTACCACGAATACTGGAGTAGATGCCTCGACCTGCGGCTTGTGACTCGGTGGTGACCATGCTTTTATAGCCTGAATAAGGTACAAGCGCCTCGTCAGAAACAATCATGTTCCACGTTTGACTGTCTGATATTTTGTTGTATCTTCCGAAGGTTGATCCGCCAACCATGGCGATTGGATGTTCTTCAACTTGCTGCGTGGTGTTGGGTGCTGGCATGATTTTCGCCTTGTGTTTGCTTATTGCATTATACCATAATAGGCGTAGAATTGAACGCAATCAATACTGATAGGACAATTGTTGATGGCGCAGACCTTACCTGATCCAAACCTGATTTATTCAGTTCCAATTCAAACATATCTTGTTAATAAAGATACCGGCGCGCCATTATCTGCCGGCGTTGTCACATTCTATAAGGACACTGACCGAACGGCTTTGAAGTCCATCTATCAGGTCACTGAAGACACGCCCAATAATTTTGCATACGTTGAGTTGAATAATCCTATTACACTTACATCTGTGGGTACATTTGCAGATGATAATGGGGCAGACATTAACGTATTTTTATATCCTTATGAAGGAACGCCATTTGACGCGGTTAGGGGTGCTCCTGAGCTGTATTATGTAGCAGTCGATAGCAGCACAGGTGTTCGTCAGGAAACACGTTCAGCATGGCCTCCTAACGTTCAGGCGGATTCTGGTGGTGGGACAGCTGGGACATTTGGGATAAGTTCCAATCAGATTACCAATGAACAGTTTATTGAAATTCTCGGAACTGGATCCGTGACTTATGATGTCACCGGCGTTGGGACTTCCACTGAAATTGCTCCGGGATGGTTTGCGTTAACATCAGGCGTTGGCGTTATTACGGTTAGTCAAATTGATGTTGCGGATACTGCGAATACACTGGGAACGAATGCTCCTTATGCATTGCAAATATTATCTACCGCACCTGATGGTTTGTCGCTGTATCAACGGCTAGATGCCAGCCCTTTTTTGTTAGCTGGTAATTACGTTTATGGTTCTGTGTTGGTTGCAGCAGTTGCCGGTGGTGGTGCGCAATCAATTACTTTGCAGTACGAGCCATCCAGTGGTTCGGATGCTATTTTTGCGACAACCAGCACTACTGCCGATGAGCAATTTACCCAGATAGCAGGAACAGTTCTTACAGTAAAAGATAATACAACTACAGCACCTGATGGTTACGTTGATTTTGTAATTAACTTGCATCCAAATGTAACCTTCCAGATTACCAGTGCTCAAATGATGGGCGTATCTGCTGATGCTGATTTTGTTGCGTTTCCGCAAGGGTCGGCCAACCAACAAACGAATCAGTTGTATTGGTATGACAAGCCTCATTTGGAATATAAGCCTATTCCTAGTTATTTGGTTGGGTGGGATTTTCCGTTGAATCCATGCCAAGCATTGGGTGTTAATGTTGCAGCACAGGCAGTAGGCGCGAACAGGGCTTACTATGTTGCCGATCAGACCATCTTATTCCAAACGGTAAATAGTGCTTTGACCATGGCTAATACCAAAACACAAATGAATATTACAGCGGCTGCAGCGACATCGTTTGCGATGATTCAATACCTTGATGGTAATCAGGTTAGTCAATTATTAGATGGTGTAGCTTCGGTTCAGATACTGGCTACAAAATCAGGCACAGCAGTAACGGGTCGCGTTGATTTGTGTTGGACAGATGGCGCAACGATTGATGTATTGCCTCTTTCTGTTGTCGCAAGCATAACCGCAGGCGTGCCAACACTCGCCGGAGGGTGGAATTTTGTACCCACAAAACATGGCACGGCATCCTTTACGCCTACAAGTACAGCAACACCATACAACTATAATGGTTTTGATGCGTCGGCGGTTGATACGTCTGCGGCTACGTTTTTCGCTATTGTAGTGACCTTCGACACTTTAGCGATTACCGAAACGATTGGCTTTCAATATATCTCATTAATGAAAGGTGAGATTGCGACACGACCTGCGCCTAAGACGGTGAATGAGACTTTGCTGGATTGCCAGTATTATTACGAGAAAAGTTATGACATAGGCGTGGTTCCCGGCGCGGCAGTAGTCGGTGGTGCTTTGATGGCGGCACAAACAGTAGTTCAATGGACTGGATCATCTGCTGCGTATAACGTTTACCCGGCTGGATTTGGGTTTCAATATAAAGCATTTAAGCGATCATCTAATCCCATTGTAGAATTCTACAGTACTTTATCAGGGACTATCGGTACGCTTCAGACGATCTTATTTTCGAATGGTGGCGTCGTAGGTGCTGGCGAAAGGCTAACCAACGGCAATTGGTCATTTGCATCAAAAGGTGAATCCTCTGTAACGCTAGACTTGGCTAATGCCACGCCAATGCTAAACCCGGCAGTCAACCCTGTTGTTGCCCCAAGCGCTTATATCCGGTTCCAATATTCCATAGACGCCAGGCTGGGTCTTGTAGTTTAGGAGAAACAAATGAGTACAAAATTTCTAATGAGCCGCGATATTTCTGGAACCAATGGTTTCGGAATTATGCCGACATACGATATACAGACAGGTCTTCTAGCTGTGGGAGTCGCACAAAGCGTTACTGTTCCAAGCACATACAGCAACTGGATTGCAATTTTCAGCTATACACCTGGAGCAAGTGTATGGGTAAGTTTTACAGATACAGCTGTAGCACCAGCTAGTGTTTTTAGTTCAAGTGCTAGTGTATTGAATCCAGCAGCTCGCGCGGTTAATGCTGGGGATGTAATTAGTTTGATTACAACTAACGCAACTAATCCGTTGGTTAGTATTGAATTTCAGGCGATTGCACCTTACCAGAACTAGGAATTATTATGGGCGTTCTACAAAATCCATTGGGAATCAATCTAACCAACCACAATCCATTGAAAGATTCGCCTTTTAATAGTTCGTTTGATGAGGGTGAGACGTTTCCGCCACCTGGTAGTGAGCGGATGATTACGGAGACGGGGATATACATGATTACGGAATCCACCCTTGATTATATGATTACGGAGTAAAACATGGCTGATATAAAATGGAGTTCATTCCCTTCAACCACCGGAACAACTGCTGGTGATTCTGTGGTGGGTATACACTCAGGAGCAAACGAACGATTCTTGGTTTCTGCGACACCATCGGCGTCAGGTATTGCTGTCTGGGACGCTAATAGCAATTTAAAAGCAAATAATGCCATAACAGCATCTTCGACAACTGCAACTTCCGCAGGAACAACAACATTAACGGTTGCTAGTGCCAACCAACAGTACTTTACAGGCGTTACTACACAGACTGTTGTTATGCCGGTTACATCTACTTTGCAACGTGGTATGTCATGGACATTTATTAATAATTCCACAGGAAATATAACCGTTAATTCTTCTGGTGGTAATTTGATTGGTACAATATTGCCTTTGCAAACACTAGTATTAACGTGCATTTCATTAACCGGCGTCACGGGAACTTCCTGGAACATTATTTCTCTTCCTGGTTTATCAAATATTTCATTCACCGGAAATAGTAATGATATACCATTAATGTCTACATATTATTCTAGCGCATATATTTTGGGTGTTTTTTATCCAAACTTGATTACTATGTCTCATGCTTTTTCTTCAACACTAGGGCCATCAACTATTGATTACGGCAATGTACAATTGATAGTCAGCTCTTTATTTACAATAGGTGGCCTATCTGTAACTTCGATTGTTGCAAATAATCTTTTAGGAATTGCGTTTTCTCCAACTATTAGTGGGTCTTTATTGACTTCAATATCTATGCCTTTGTTGTTAACAACAAATCAAGCAATGACTATTACCACACCTAACTTAGTTACTTTTAGTTTGCCATCTTTGGTAAACATGGGTGGGTTAGTTATTACAGCTGCATTACTTACAACTATAAATCTGCCAGCATTAACACAAATCCCTGGAGGAACTGGTTTGACCGGAACGGTTAACTCATTGACGACGTTAACATTAACTAATTTACAAGGAATTGGTGGACCATTTGGTTTGACGGCCAATGCATTGACAACGCTAAGCCTTCCTGCTTTAACGGCCATAGGGGCAAATTTTTCTCCTGTCGGGACTTCTTTGGCAACTGTTAGTATGCCATCGTTAATAGTCGTAAGTGGAGCTTTTAGTCCAACACTTGCGGCATTAACCACATTAACATTAACAAACTTGCAAAGTGTGGTAGGCGCTTTTGGTTTGACGGCGGCTTCTTTAACGACATTAAGTTTGCCAGCTTTAACCACATTAGGGGCAGGATTTTCTCCTGTATGTGCGTCAGCAACAACGGTAACTTTGACATCGCTAGCAAATATTACAGGCGCTGTTGCGCCATCTTTTGCTGCATTAACAACGCTATCATTCCCTGCTATTGTTTCAGCAAGCAGTACGTGGACAATAACGGCTGCTAATCTTGTAACTTTTTCGCTTCAATCTACTTTAAAATCGATTGGTGGAAACTTCACAATGACGGGCATGAAACTTAACCAGGCGTCTGTTGATGGAATTTTAGTATCTCTGGCAGCATTAGACGGCACAAACGGAACAACTGCTTACAGTAGTAAAACAATTAATTTAAGCGGCGGTACATCATCCGCACCAAGCGCTACCGGATTGGCTGCTAAAACTGTGCTGCTAGCCCGTAGTTGCACGGTAACAACCAACTAACAGTTATAAATATTTTATTGCAAACTAACGAGGAATATAAAATGGCAATATTAGGCATACAAACAGCACAACCAACGGGATTGGCTAGCGTCACCCCGAGTGTAGTGTACATTTTGACCAATGATACTTATGCTACAGTAACGACCACCGGTTACTTAAATAATGCAAAGCAAGAAGGTTTTACGTTTAACAATCAACAAATGGCATTGGTTTACACAACTGATGATGGCCCTGTTTGGTTGAAAGTAGCCATAACTTATTCTGGTGCTTCTATTTTAAATACAGTTGTAAGTTTAGTTCAATTGTCATCCCCTGGGGACATTGCTTTGCCAACAATTGCAGGAGCTTTGCCAGTTTTTACCGATACCGATGGCTCAATCGGCGAAAGTATTGCAGCATCTAATAGCGTGACTACTAGTTCGGCAACTCCTGGGACAATTCGTTCTATTAATGGTGCGATGACTGAAAGCAATACTACAATGACAAGCGGCAATGTGGTTGGTGTTCGCGGTTCTGTGACCATGATAGGGGCTAGCGGGGGATTCCAGTACGGCGTACAAGGCAAAGTAATTAGCAGTGGCATACTATCTGGTTCGTCTTGGACTGCTGGAGTATTTGGTCAGCTAGATATTAGTTCAGCCACCGTAAATGCCGGTCAAACGGCTGCTGTCTGGGGGGATATGGGTACAACGTCTGGTACGATTACAAGCGCAACAGGCATGCGAATGTTCTCAGGTACAAATACTACCGCTGCGACTCTGAACTCAATGATTTATTTGTACGGAAAAACATCAAACTTGTTTGAGTTAGCAGCCAATGGATCAACTTATATTTCCAGTGGTGGTTCAGGCGCTCCAAGCGGCACGATTAAGAAAATCGCCATTACAATCGAAGGCGTTCAGTATTATTTGTTGGCAGCAACCGTTATATCTTAAGGGGCTTATATGATAGACAAAATAAAAGAAAGAATTGCTGAGATCGAAAAAGCAATTGAAGGTTCTATGTTAAACCATAACGGTTTGCTAGCTCGTCTTGATGAAGCTCGCGTGTTGTTGGACATGGCCGCTAAAGCTGCTCATGTCGTAGCACCTGATAGCCCTGTTGATGCTGTTTTAACCGCAGCAGATAGCGTGGTTGATGCGTTAAGTCCTGCGCAAGAATAGTTGTAAATAGCTTTGATTAACCCACTTCGGTGGGTTTTTTATTGTTTAAAATTAGTGATTTATGTACAATGAATTGATTGCCACAGTACTTTTGCGAGGAACTGTGGCTGGAATGAATGCTTTGAACATTACAGGAGTAGTTTACCAAATGAATATTTTACATGCAACAAACAAAAAACAACATATTGAAAAATTTAAAGGCAAATTTGATGATGTTGATGGTGGTTGTACAATAATACATACAAAATCTTTGCAGTTAATTTTTGATTTATTTTTAATCGGTCTTTATTCTCATCTTTGTTCAAAACCAGAAAACTGGAAAATTATACCAAAGCAATTGTCAGTATTTTTTAAAGTTGGCATCAAAAAAATATACAAAGCATTGAATGATTTAATCATGATTGGATTAATTGAACGAATAGAATTGAGAAAAAAAGGGCGCTTCGTTGATTATGAGTATTATCTGTATTTATCACCGAACGGCCAAAATGGCTCTTCGGACAACTTACCGAGCGGCCAAAAACCGCTTGGCGGTGAACCGAACGGCCAAAATGGCTGCACATATAAAGAAGATACTTCATTAGAAAAAAAAGAAGAAAAAAAGGGCGATTTTATTTTAACTTCAACCCCAAAACCCCCTTCAATTGAAGATCAACAAGAATATAATTATTTTTTTTTCTAATGGACTGAATATTCCAAAGGAATATCTTTATGTGCGTGATTGGCTGCTACAAAAGCAACGCAAATGATATATACTCATTAAAAAATTCTCGGAGAATTTCAGAAGAAAGCTGTTGATAAGCCTGATGAAGAAGTTGTATAAGTATGTGAATAAGATTTGATCGAATCTTATTCACATTTGATGCACAATAGCATACAAGGCTTATACACAGGATGGTTTGTGCGTAAGTTATTGCCACGATTATCAAAACAAAAGTTATACATGAAATAGCCAGACATAGTAATAAAAATAAGTTAATATTCTTATATATTTAATATAATAAGGATTGTTGATAATGGTTCAAATCTCAATTGGTAGCCTGCCCCCGTTACCGATTTTATCTGGAAGCGGAGTGCCATTAGGTTCCGATCTAATTCCTGGCGTTGACATTACCCAATCATCAAACGGTCTGACTCAAAAATATACAAGGGCAGCCGCATTCAATTACGAATTAAACGCCTTAGGATTCACAACCTACACCGCCGTAGGCGTTGCAACAACCACAGCATTAACAGCAACCTACGATAATGGTACGCTTGGCGTTGGTAGCACATTGACAAATGCAGGAGCGCAAGCTGTGTTGTCGATTGACGGTGTGACCGCTATTGTTGGCGCAAGAGTTTTAATCAAAAACCAAGCATCGTCATTCCAGAACGGCATCTACACGGTCAGCAACATTGGCTCAGCATCAACAAACTGGGTTTTAGTTCGAGCAACCGATTACGACCAAGCTGCCGACATTATTCAATACGGCGTTATGCTGGTCGTAGCAGGAACTCTTAACGCCGGTTTGTTATATCAAGAAACCGGCGCAGGACCATTTATCATGGGAACAACTGCGATCACATTCGCAGCTTTTCAAGCAGGACAGATATCTTTACCGGTATCCTTGGCGAACGGTGGATCTGGAGCTTCGTTAACGGCCAGCAACGGGGGCATACTTTATTCAAACGCATCAACTGGTGCGGTACTAGCGGGTACGGCTACAGCACGCCAAATGCTGCAATCCGGGGCTTCTAGCGCACCTGCATGGTCAACTGCAACTTGGCCGGCAACCACAAGCGTTAGCCAGTTACTTTACAGCTCGACAAGCAACGTGGTTACAGGGCTTGCAACCGTACAGGGCGGCACGTTAACTACCAATGCTGCATTGGCTCCGGCATGGGTAGCTAATCCATCGGCAACCGGTCGTTATTTACGAAGTGTTAGTGGTGACTCTGCTGCATGGTCTACGGCTTCTATTGCGGATACGTTTGCTGTAAGCACCTTGTTGTATGCGTCCAGCTTGAATACAGTTTCTGGTCTTGCTACAGCTAATGATGGTATCTTGGTTACCTCAGCCACAGGTGTTCCTAGTATTAGCAATACAGTTGGTGCAGGGCTTACAATGCCTAGTCTTACCTTTAACGACACGGCAGGAATCATTGGAACGACCACAAATGATGATGCTGATGTGGGAAGCGTAGGACAACTCGTAACAAATGTTATCGCAAGTGGTAGCGCGGTATCGTTAACAACAGCTACTCCTGCAGACGTCACATCCATTTCATTGCCTGCGGGTGATTGGGATATCTGGGCGAACACTTCTTTTATTCCTGCTGCTACTACCAACGTAGTTCAAGCTAAAAGTTGGATATCAGCAACAAGTGCAACACAACCAGATGCTTCGTTATATGCGGGCGTGCAAAATACTGCTGCGGGAATTGTCCCGGCTGATAACTTTGGATTTTGTGTTCCGTCAATTCGTGTGTCACTGGCAGCAACTACCACTTACTACTTATCTTGTACCAGTGCGTTTGCAGTTGATACACTTGGCGTTTGCGGGGGCATTTATGCGCGGGTCAGACGGTAAAATGCTTAAAATTATTATTGCTGGTTGTTCCATTGCAATATTGAGCATTCTTGCATATCAGTTGAATCGCTTGGATGAAAAAGTTCAAGAAAGCACTAAGGCGCAAGTTGTTTATGAGTTTACGGGGGAGGTTGATTAATGGATGATGAGTTGATAGCTAGGTTTGTTGAGAACGAAGGTATTAGAAAAAGCGCCTATCAAGATTCTTTGGGTTACTGGACTATTGGTATAGGCGTATGTATCGATGCTCGAAAAGGACTTGGTTTGACGACTGAGGAATGCTTTTATCTTTTGAAGAATAGGCTTGTGCTGTTGAAGCAATCGTTATCAGCTTACGACTGGTTTGCTCGATGCAACGAGACACGCCAGGGTGTGCTTATCGAAATGGCTTATAATCTTGGCGTTTCAGGGTTGTTAGGGTTTAAGAAGACGATTGCGTTCATAGAAAACTTTCAATACGCAGGTGCTGCAAAGGAAATGGCGAATAGTCGATGGGCTGGTCAAATTGGTAGTAAGCGGCTTAAGGATTTGCAGGCTAGAATGAGCTCAGGGAGGTACTGATGTTGCTTGGGAAGGAGTCTATCGCACAGATTCAAATTTGCGATTGGCTGAAACAAAAGACAGACTTGCCTTTTTATCATTTTCCATTAGAGGGAAAACGCTCATTGGCCAATGCTTCTGTTTTGAAGCGTATGGGTATGAAGGCTGGACCTAGTGATTTGTATTTCCCACGAAGTCATGGACAGTACAAGGGTTTATGGCTGGAGATTAAGGTCGGCAAGAACAAGCCTACACCTATGCAAACAGCTTTTTTAGATCTTATGACAAAAGAAGGTTATATGGCTGCTTGCGTATGGGGTTCGGAAGCTGCAATTGAATTTATTAAGACATTCTATGAAATTGATTAAACTATTATTGTTAACATGCGTTTTAACCGCATGTGACGGGTCAAATTCGGGCGATCCCTCACAAGGTGGTGCGTCAGGTAGTCTTGCTCACAGCGTTGTTTCTGGGCTTGCTATGGGCGCTGGAATGGCGGCTGGACATCATGCTGTTAATGGGGCGGTGAATAAGTGGCGTGAACGTCGTTCATCGCCTCGTGTTATGCGTAGTTACGGTGGCTTTAGAGGTCGGCATTGAATACCTTTTTAACGAGTGTCCATCGCCCATAATCGTCTTTTGTGCATTGTAATTCTTGTGGCGTCTTCATTGTTGGCAGCGCAATCATTTCTTTCATGGCATGCAAATTACTAATTCGCATGTAGTAGTCGCTTGGTTTGGCCACGTGTAAACGAATAAATTTAGAATACGCGATATTCTTTGACCTAGGTGTGTTGGTCAGGTGACATTCAAACACATCACCTTGGTCGCAGCGGTACTTTGCGTTAATGATAGGGTTACTGGTCTGGCCTTGAACGCCAATCCAATAGGTTGCCTCGATAACTTTTAGGTTATAGGTTTGTTTGACGGTTCGGGTAAGTTTTGCGTTGGGATCAATGAGCTCATGACCACAGGACCTGCACTGTCTAGCTGTGATGTCGTTTCTTGCCTTAACGTCTGACTGCACAGCACAGACTGGGCAGCTCTTAAACTCGAAGAAATGATCGCATCGTTTGCCGTCCACCATGCCAACGCACCTGCGACTATGTATAGAATTTTGCGTCGAGCATTTCCAACACTTGAACGGCCTCTCTTCTTCTGCATGATCGCCCCTTGGTTGAATAGCTTCATTAATTATAGGATGGTCTATGTCAGAAAATCTAGTCAGGTTGGAGGCATAATCTAGCACTAGACAATCTTCTTTTCCGGGATGAAGTCGTAATCCGCGGCCTATTCCTTGTATAAAAAGCAATAAGCTAGACGTTGGTCTTAACCAAACAATCCCATTTAGTGATGTAATGTTAACCCCTGTGAGCAAGCAATTTACAGAAATAAGCCATTTTATTTGACCGTTCCTTGCCATCGTTAAGCTTTCATGTCGAACATCATCGGGAGTGTCACCTAATATTATTCGCGCCGATCCTTCCGGAAGAGCTGCAAATGCTTCGTGGCAATGAGCTTTTGTGCTGCAAAATATCATGGATGAATTTCTATCTTTCATGATTACTTGCACTTCTTGCAAAATATCCCAGGTAAGCCGTTTTTTTTGGTCAATAACTTTTTGTAGCTCAGAGC